CCTTATCGAGAACCCGGAGTAGCTCATGGGAAAGCGCGGCCCGCCGCCCGATCCGTCCGTCATTCGGATGCTCAAGGGCAACCCGTCGAAGAAGGGCGTGAACCACGCCGAGCCGACGCCGGAAGCGGTGCCTGAGAACTACCCTGCCCCGCCTGAGCTTGAAGGACGACCGGCAGAAATCTGGCGAGACTTTGTCCGCACCGCGTCACACATGCGGGTGCTGACGCAGGCCGATCTGTTCACGATCGCCCGCTACTGCATTGAGCGCGACCTTTACCTCATCTGCTATCAACAGGTGAAGCAGGGCGGCGAGTATTTCACGGTCTACGAAGTCGACCAGGACACTGGCAAAACGCGGATTAAGTTTACGCAAGTGGCCCCGTGGGCAACGCAGATGCACCGTCATCACGCCGCCTGCCTGCGGATCGAACAAGAGTTTGGAATGACGCCGAGCAGTCGCTCGCAGGTGAAGACTCATGGAAGCTCAGGCCCTGCCTCCCCCCTGGCTCAATGGGCTGCCCGCCATTCGGCAGGCTGAGTACGTCCCCGGATTCGTCTACGAGGAGGCGGCGGCGCTCCGCGTTGAGGACTTCATTGAAAGCCTGTGCTGCCACGTCAAGGACAGCCCTACGGCCCGCGCCGGGGAGCCTGTCAAACTCCTCGACTGGCACCGCGACTGGCTGATCCGGCCGCTCTTTGGATGGCTGGAGGACAACGAAGACCGGCTGCGGAGATTCCGCCTGGGCTACATCGAGGTGCCGAAGAAGAACGCAAAATCTTCGGCCCTTGCGTGGCTGGGCGCCTACATGCTGCTGGGCGACGGGGAGCCGGGGGCGCTGGGTTGCATTGCCGCCAAGACGCGGAAGCAGGCCAGCGTCATTTACAACGAACTGGCGGACATGACCGAGCGTTCGCCAGGGCTAGCGGCCGAGCTTGAGGTGATCCGCTCGACGCGGACGATCTACCACCGAGCCAGCGCATCGAGCCTGTCGGTCATTTCCCGCGATGCTGGCGCAGCGGAGGGGCCCTCGTATTCGTTCGTGTTTTTTGACGAATTGCACACACAGCCAGACGCTCTCCTGTGGAGTTCGCTCCGCTATTCCGGCCGATCCCGCCGGCAGCCAATCATCATCACGATTACGACGGCTGGGAGCGACCGGCAAAGCCTCTGCTGGGAGCAGCACGAATACGCCGAGCAGTGCATCGCCAATCCCGCCTACGATCCGCGCTTCTACGGCAAAATCTACGGGCCGAAGCCGGGCGAGGACTACTTCTCCCCGGAGGTGTGGGCCCGGTGCAATCCTGGCATGGGCATCACCATGACCGAGGAATCCTTTGCGGCTGACGCGCTGGAGGCGAGAAACAAGCCGTCTGCGATGAACGGCTGGCTCCGGCGCTCCCTGGGAGTCTGGACGGAGTCGACGAGCCGGTGGATTGACCCGGAGCGGTGGGCGGCCTGCGCTGGCTCTGTGGGCAATCTGGACGGTCGAAAATGCGTTCTCGGGATGGACCTGTCGAAGCGGATCGACTTTTCAGCGGCGGCGGCGTGGTTCCCGAACGACGACGGGACGTTCGATCTTGTCTGCACCCTGTTCATGCCCCGGGACCGCATCCAAGAGGCTGAGGCCCGCGACCGGATGCCTTACGGCCGATGGGTCGACGAAGGCCTGATTGTGGCGACAGACGGCGACGTGATCGACCACGCACGGATTCGGGAATGGGTGCTGGAGTTTTCCCGAAAACACGTTGTCGAGCAGATCGTCGTGGACATCACCGGGGCGACTCAGTTGGCCGTAGAACTGCAAGGGGAGGGCTTGAAAGTCAAAGAATACCCCCAATCTTTCCGCGCCATGTCGAGCCCCACGAAGCGATTCGAGGCGCTTGTGCTGGAGCGAAAGATTCGGCACGGCGGCAACCCGGCCCTGGCGGCGCAGGTGGCCGCGGTGACGGTTGACACCAACCCCTTCGAGGACGTTCGCCCGGTCAAGAAGAAGTCGACCGGACGCATCGACGGCGTGGTGGCGGCGATATTTGCCCTCGGGTGGTGGGAGCAGGAACAAATTGTGAACAAGGCCCCGAAGCCGAAACCCGGAATCGTTGTCCTATGATCGCTCACGCCCCGCGGATCCCACGTGCCGGCCTGTGGCTGCCGGACAGCGTTTCCGAAAGCCTGCTGGGCTCCGTGCGCGAGGAGGAGCGAAACTTTCTCTGGGACAACGACGCGGGCCGGTTCCTGGCCGCTGGTTCCGCAAACCCTTCCGGCGTGCGAGTTGACGCCGAGGAGGCCCTGCGGTCGACGGTCTTCCTGGCGTGCCTGCGGCGAATCGCGGTGACGCTGGCAAACCTTCCGATCCGCATGATGCAGAAGACGGCCGACGGCGAGCGTTACGCGGCCGAGCACTGGCTGAATCGGCTCTTCCTGCACGGCCCCAACACCACGCAGACGACGTGGGAGTGGGTGGGCCAGATGGTTATCCACATCGGCACGTCGGGCCAAGCCTTCAACGAGAAGGTCTACACCCCCGACAGCGAGCTTGGCCTGACGCCCCCGGAAGTGATGGCCCTCGAGCCGCTGCACCCGACCCGCATGAAGGTCCGCAAGTTGGAGACGGGCCGCCTGGGCTACATCTATTGCGACGACGACGGCCGGGAGCAGCACTACCGCCAAGAGCAGTTGACGCATTTTCGCTGGATCACCAACGACGGCATCAACGGGATTGTCCCGCACGAAGTGGCGCAAGACGCGATTGGACTTGCCCGCGCGCTGGAGATTCACGGCGCGTCGTACTTCGGCAACGGCGCCCGGCCGGGCATCATCTTGGCAACCGACGGCGACGAGCTTTCGCAGGAAGCCCGCGACGAAATCCGCTACGCCTGGGAAAAGAGCCACCGCGGCCCGACCCGCGCCCACCGGCCGGCGGTGCTGACCGGTGGGCTGAAGCCGATCCCCTTCGAGGGCAACAACCAAGACAGCCAGTTCCTCGAGTCGCGCAAGTTCCAGGCCGAGGAAATCTGCCGCATCCTCGGTGTGCCGCCGCACCTCGTTGGGATGCTCGACCGCTCGACCAACAACAACATCGAGCAGCAGGGGCTCGATTACCTGACCTACACGATGACCGAGTGGTGCCGCCGTTTCGAGACGACGCTGTGCCGCGACGTGCTGACCTACGCCGACCGCGAGGCCGGCTACTACCCTGAGTTCGACACCACGCAACTGATGCGCGGTGACGCTGCGGCCCGATCTGCCTACTACCATTCCGGCCTGCAGGACGGCTGGCTGAGCATCAACGACGTGCTGCGGCGCGAGCACATGAACACCGTTGAAGGCGGCGACCAGCGGTTCATTCAGATGAACATGCAGACGCTCCAGCAGGCAGCCCTCAACGCTGCGGCGACGGCCGCGAAGAACGCTGCGGCAACCGTGGACGTCAACGGCGTGCTGGCGATCCTCGCGCAGGTTTCCGGCGGCGTGCTGTCGAAGGCTTCCGCCGTGGAGCTGCTGACCGTGGCCTACCCGACGCTTGGGCGGGCCGAGGCGACGAGGATCGTGGTGGGCTCTGAGACGCCCGCTCCGGCCCCTGCCCCGGCTCCAGTGCCACCGCCCCCAGATTCCACCCCGCCGGCCCCTGACGGCGTCCAGGCCCCTGCTGCGGGGGCTGCCGCATGATTGTCGCCCTTGACTTCGACCGCACCTACGCCCGCGAGCCGTATTTCTTCAACGCGCTGCTGGACGACGCCAACGGCACGGGAGTGGTGGTGTGGTGCATCACGCGCCGCGAGGACACTCCCGAGAACCGCCAGGAAATCAAAGACACGTTTGGCGAGCGGTTCCCGCTGCTGGGCGGCTTGATCCTCTGCGGCCCGAACATGCAGAAGGAAGACGCGGCTAGGGCGGCCGGCATCACCGTTGACGTGTGGATCGACGACTCCCCCGAGAAGATTCCTGCCTCGGGCTACCGAGGCGGGGAGTCTCGCGCCATCTACGACGGCATCGACTTCACGCCCCCGGCCGGCGTCCGCGAAGAGGCGGCCCGGGCGCTTTCGTGGCGACGAGAGTTTGGCCGCGGCGGGACCGAGGTGGGCATTGCCAGGGCGCGCGACCTGAGCAACGGCGTGAAGATCAGCCCCGACACGATTCGCAGAATGGTGAGCTTTTTCGCGCGGCACGAAGTTGACAGCCAAGGCGAAGGCTTTTCCCCCGGGGAGCCTGGATTTCCGTCGAACGGCCGAATTGCGCACGGGCTCTGGGGTGGCGACCCTGGGAAAGTGTGGAGCGAGAAAATTGCCCGGCAGATGGACGCCAGAGAAGCATCAGCACAACGGAGCAACCCTATGAACATCGAACGCCGCACCCTGCTCAACACCGCGGTCAGCTTCCCCGCGATCCGCGTCGAGAAGCGGAGCGAAGAGGTGATTGTCGACGGCGCCCCGCAGCAGGTGGAGCGGGACTGGTGCGTGGGCTACGCATCGGTGTTTGGGCTCCTGTCGCTTGATCTGGGGGACTTTGTGGAGCGGATTGACTCCCGGGCCTTCGACAAGGTTCTTGCCCGCAGGGGCGACGACGGCGTGGCTACGCGGGCCCTCTGGAACCACAACAGCGACTACCCCCTTGGCCGCCACCCCGAGACGCTGACGCTGACGCCCGACGAGAAGGGGCTGCGGTATGAGTTCCCCTTCGGCCGGGCCAGCTACGCCCAAGATTTGCGGTTCAACATCGACGACGGGATTGTGAAGGGCTCGTCGTTTGGCTTTGTTGTGGCCCCCGGCGGAGAGCGGTGGAGCAAGGAAGCAGGCCGCAACGTTCGCACCGTGACGGAGATCGAGGCCCTCTACGACGTGTCGCCCACGACCTACCCTGCCTATCCCGACAGCGACGTGGCGGTTGCCAAGCGGTCGTTCCACCACGCGATGGAGTCCGGCCTGGTCAAGCCCCTGGCCAAGCCCGCGCCGCGGCGATCGATTGCCCTTCAGGAGTTCCTTGCCACGCATGGCCGAAAAGTCGGGTGACGCCTGCCCGGGATGCCGGGCCGGGCGATACGGGACGGTCAGCAGCGTGCGCTGTGGCGCGCAGCAGGTTCGCTATCTGCGCTGCGACCGCTGCGGAGCGACGGGGAAGCAGATTGTTTCTTCGAGCGAACTGCGGAAAAGGCCGGGCGTTCAATAAAAGACCCCTGCCCTTGAACTGCAAGGGATGGGGCCCTGAGTCGGAAAGTGCGGACACGCGAACTATCGCACCGCACCCGAACAGGAGCCCCCCCACGTGGCCACTTCCCAGATCAAAGTTCTGCTCGATGAGTTGGTGAAGGTGCTTGCCGAAATGGGCGCCCTCGAGGACATGCCCGAGGGCGAGCAGATGAGCGACGAGAACGTCGCCAAGATGGAGACGCTCACCGAGCGAGCCGAGAAGATCAAGGACCGCGTCGCGTTCCACGAGCGCATGGACGCCAAGCAGAAGGAACTTCGCGGCATCCTGAACAAGGGCGCCCCGGCCGGCAAGGGTCGCGCCGGCGATCCGAAGGACGGAGAGGGCGACGAAGGCGACGAGGGCAAGGGCGAAGGCACCGTCGAGCGCCGGAAGGTGTTCGCCATCCCCCGCGGCGAGCAGCGGTCGAAGGTCTTTACCGGCCCCGACGCCGACCAGAACGCCTTCCGCGCTGGCATGCACCTTCGGGCCTACGTGTTCGGCAAGGCCGACGCCCGGCAGTGGTGCCAAGATCACGAAGTGCGGGCCCAGTCCGGCAGCGTCAACGCTCTCGGCGGCGTGCTTGTCGCGCCCGAGTTCGGCACCGAGGTGATCCGGCTCGTCGAGGAGTACGGCGTGTTCCCGGCCGAAGCCAAGCGGCGGAAGATGACCAGCGACCAGCAGTTCGTTCCGCGCCGCGTGGGCGGGCTGACGGCCGTTCCGATCGGGGAGAACGACACCCCGACCGAGAGCAACATCACGTACAACCAGGTTGAGCTTGTGGCGAAGCTCTGGGGCATCGGAAACCGAATCCCCAACAGCCTTATCGAGGATTCCCCGATCTCGCTGGCCGACGAAATGGCCATCGAAACGGCCCTGGCTTTCGCCACGGCGTTCGACGACGCAGGGTTTGTGGGAACCGGCTCGCCGGCTTTCCACGGCACGACCGGAATCGTCACGGCCCTCGGCAATCTCGCCAACGCCAGGGGCGTCGTGACTGCGGGCACTGGCCGCAACACGTTCGACACGCTGACGCTGGCCGACTTCACCAACACGATGGCTCGCCTCCCGGTCTACGCCCGGCGGAATGCCAAGTGGTACATCAGCCCCTACGGGTGGGCGGCCGGCATGGCACGCCTCATGGTCACGACCAACGGAAACCGGAAGGACGACATTTCCGGCCCGCTGCCCGACGTGTTCATGGGCTATCCCGTCCGGCAGGTCGTGTCGATGATCGGTGACGCGACCGGCACCGCGGGCAAGATCCTCGCCCTCTTCGGAGACCTGTCGCAGTCGAGTTCCTTCGGTGATCGTCGGCAGATTTCCCTCAAGACGTCGGCCGACCGTTTCATGGAATACGACCAGACCTTCACCTTCGGGGCCACGAGGGCCGCGATGGTCAACCACGATTTCGGGACGACTACGGTTGCCGGCCCGATCGTCGCACTCAAGGCTGCTGCCTGAACCTGACAACTGACGCCGGCGGGGAGCGCCCAAGTTCCCCGCCGGCGGCCCTCTCGCCACTCACCAACCCGCACAGCCATCACGCCCCGGAGCATCCGCCATGAACTTTGTTGAAGCGTCCAAGAGTTTCGCGCAGCTTGACGAGAATCTCACCTCGAGCCAGACGCACACCCCGGTGATTGACACCCTCGGCTTCTGCCACGCGTCGATTGACGTGGTGTTCGAGAAGGTAGCCGCTGCCGGCACCAACAGTGCGGTTGCCACGGTCATCAAGCTCCAGCAGGGCGACGGCACGACCTACGCCGACATCGTCCAGTTCGTTGGCGGCGGCTCCAGCGGCTTCACGATCCCCACCCCCGTCAACACGACCGCGGACAACGTCGTCCGGTTCGACGTGGACACCAAGGGGGCCCAGGGCCGCTACCTCCGCGTGCTGGCCACCGGCAACGCCACCGGCTCGATCTACACCGTGGCTCGCCTGTCGAAGGGAGATCAACTCCCGTGGAACGCTGCGACCAAGGGCGCCCTGGCGGCCGTCAGCGGCCAGCTTGGCGTGAACCTCTCGCCCGGCACGTCCTACGTCGGCTGATCCGCTTGACAGGCCAGACAGGCTGACAACGCCCACGCGGGCGGGGCGCAATGCCCCGCCCGCTGTTGTTTTGCCCCCACGGAGCGCTGCCCATGCTGGTCGAGATCGGTTCCACGAAGTGCGACATCCGCGTCAAGGCCGTGATGTCGATGCCGCGATTGTCGTTCACGGCGAATCACATGGTCTGGTGGAAGGCGCTCCTTCCGCTCAATATCGAGCCGACCATCGTGCAAGGGGCTTTCTGGTCGCAGTGCCTTTCCCGGGCTTTCGAGCAGGTCATTGACGAGTGCGAGTACATCCTGGCGATTGACTACGACTCCTTCATGCTCCGCGAGGACATCGAGCAACTGCTGGCCACGGCGTTTGCTCTCCAGTGCGAGGCCCTGGCGCCGCTGCAAACGAAGCGCGACGACGGCCGGCCGATGATTACTCCGCTGGGGTTCTTCAAGGGCGCAGGAACAGAGGAGAAGGCCAAGAGCGCGGAGCTGCCCGCCGACTGGTTTTCGGCCCCCGTTCAAGAAGTTGACGCCGCGCACTTCGGCTGCACGATCCTGTCGACCGCGGCGCTGAAGCGGATGCGCAAGCCGTGGTTCTGGAGCAGGCCGAGCGAGCGAGACGACTGGAACGACGGACGCACAGACGACGATATGTGGTTCTGGCAGCAGTGGCGAGAAAGCGGCCTCCGCTGCTTCGTCACGCCACGCGTGTGCATCGGCCACGGCGAATACAACATCACGTGGCCAGGGGCTGATCTGGCAACGCCGGTGATCCAGTCAACGCGGGATTTCACGCAAGGCGGAAAGAAGCCTGATGGCATCTGGCGGATCGGAAACAAAGAGGACGCCGCATGACCACGCAGCGATCGAACGACCGCAGCTATGTCGAGTATCGATCCCTGATCCGGGTGACGCAGCCGACAGTGGAGCCGGTGTCGCTTGCGGAGGCGAAGGCTCAGTGCCGAATCGACGACACGTCCGAGGATTTGCTGCTGCTTGCAACCTACATTTCCGCGGCCCGGGAATGGGCGGAAGCCTACACGCGGCGGACGTTCATCCACACGCAGTGGCAGCTTCGCACAGACTCGTTTCCGTTTGAGTTCCGGCTGCCGTTCCCGCCGATGGCCAGGGCAACTGGGTACACGACGGTGGCGGTCACTTACACCTCGAGCATCGTCAGCGGAGTCGGCACGGTGGTAACGCTCCCAACCGAGCAGTACCGCGTTGACCGCGAGCAGACCCCGGGGGGCCTCCGTCCGCTCTACGGCCAGTCGTGGCCGGGGCACATCGTTGACCGCAACGCTGTCACCGCGACGTGGTGGGGCGGCTACGGCGAGGACGGAACGAAGATCCCGAAGGCCATCAAGCCGGCGATCATGATGCTGGTCGCGCACCTCTTTCGCAATCGTGAGATGACCGCCGAGATGGCCTTGAAAGAGGTTCCTTTCGGCGTGAAGACGCTATTGAACACCGTGCGATGGGAGGGCTACTGATGCCCGTCAACGCTGGCGATCTGACGGAGCGGGTCAACGTCTACCGGGCGGTTGTGACGCGCAACGACACCGGCGAGGCGACGCTGACGCCGGCGCTGGTGGCGAAGGTCTGGGCCGAGGTGCGGCCCCTGTCGTCGCGGGAATCGATGCAGTACGGCCAGCAGGTCGGAACGACCATGTACAAGGTCAAAATCCGGCTGCTCTCCGCGCTGACGTCCGACATGTGGATCGTCTACCGCGAGCGAAAGCTGGAGATTGCGTCCATCGACGAGTACGAGGGTCGCCTCTACCAGATGCTGACCTGCACCGAACGGCACATCCCCGGGGAGGCGTGAGCATGCCAGACGACATGAATCGCGGGCTTGCGGCCCTGGTGTCGACGCGGCTGACGAGCCACGCCGATTCCTCGCCTGTCTTTGGGACGCGGGTGTTCCCGGTGATCGCGCCGCAGAACACCCCCTACCCCCTGCTCTGCTACCGGCGATTGAGCGTCCAGGCGACCGCCTCGCTGTCGGGCACCGTTGACAGGCCCGTAGTCACGCTGGAACTGAAAATCTACGACCGCACCTATGCCGGGGCGGTTGACGCTGCGAAGGCCGCACGCAAGGCCCTGAACGGCTTCCGGGGCACGCTGGGGAGCTGCACCGTGCAGCGGACGACGTTCACCGGCGAGACGGACAACGCCGAGATTCCGACGGATGCCCAGATGCTGCCCGACTACACCGTTACGCAGACCTACGAGCTGCGTTGCGAGGACGTGACCGCATGACCGACACGTGGCGGATCGATGGGGCTCCCCCGGGCAAGAAGCCGTTCATGGACGTTTCCGCGGTGGCCGCGTCCGTGGCGTCTGGCGCCGTTGAGCGAGCGGTAAAGGCAGCGGGGCTCATCGGCCTGGCGGCGCTCCGGCAGCAGGTGGCCGGAATTGGTCGCGTGACCGGCAATCTGGCTAACTCGGTGATGCTCCGGGTTGAGGTGCGAGGCCCTGGGCGGGTGTCTGCCCGCATCGGCTTCCACCACAACGGCGGCCGGCACGCCCATCTGGTCGAGTACGGCACCCTCCCCCGGGCGACGAAGACGAAGGGGATTTTCTCGTCGGCAGCCTCCCGCGGGAAGTGGGTCGGGATGGGCACCTACCCCCAGAACTTCATTTCCGGCAAGGAGTTTGTTCGCGGGATGCCGGCCCTGAAGCCGCTCCACAAGGCGATGGAGCAGGCCCGCGCCCAGATGACGGCGGTGCTCGAGGGCCGGATGCGGGTTGCGGCGCTGGCGGCGATCCGCGCCGGGGCGGCCCGCGAACTGCAAGGGTCGGCGGCCTGACCAGCAAACTGGCGACACACCTTCACAGGAGCGACTCCCATGCCAGTTGATGATTCCCAGGGAACAGTCTTGACGTTTGCCGGCTCGACCTACGAGGTGACGAACCTCGATCTGGGCGGCTCGGTGTCGATGCTCGACTCTGCCCACATCGGGCAGCCCAAGGGATCGTTCAAGCGAACCCAAGCGGCCCCGCTCAAGGATCCGCGGAAAGTCACCATGTCTATCCTCGGCAGCGTTACGCCGGCCGAAGGTGCCAGCGGAGCGATTTCTATCGTCAGCTACGTCGGTGGCATCACGGTGCAGAACGTGCCGGGAGCGACCGCGACGTGCGAGTCGTTTTCCGAGACGTGGGCAACCAACGAACTGGTCAAGGGTCAGGCGACGTTCACCGTCGTGCAGTGACGCTGGCCGACTGGGGGCACCGTGGCCTACGACGCACAGGGAACGATCCTCAGGTGGAATGGCGTTGCCCTGGGCGAGTTGGTGTCGATTGACCTGGGTTTTGGGTCAGCCGCATCTTCGGACTATTCCCCGCTGGCAGGCACCAGTCGCCTGAAAAAGTTTGTCCCTGGCGACATTGACCCCGGGGCCGTGTCGGTAGTGCTCCGCTCGTCGGTGGCGATGAGCAGCAGCAACGTCGGCTTGACCGCCACGCTATCAATCAATGGCCCGGATATCACGGCTTCGTGGTCCGTGGCGATGTTCAACGACCCGAAGTGGCGCGCGAGTGTCAACGCGCTGCAGGAGTGGTCAGTCAATTTCAAGGTGAGGAACTGACGTGGGAATCCTGACTCGCGAGCAGATTGACGCGATTGACGACCTGACCGCTCAGATGGTGGAAGTCGACGTGCCCGAGTGGGGCGGCTCGGCGTTTGTCCGTCCGCTCGAGGTTGGCGAACTTGACGACTACTCCAACAAGGTGATGCGGGCCCGGCAGAAGGGCGAAGGCCTGGCAAACTTCCGCGCGGAGCTAGTCGCCAAGTGCCTCTGCGATGCCAAGGGCGTTCGGCTGTATTCCGATGCCGAAGTGGCGATCCTTGCCAAGAAAAACGGCATGGTTGTCAACCGGCTCTATGAGGCGTGCGACAAGCTCAACGACATCGGCCCGAAGAAAATCGAGGACGTTGCGGGAAACTCTCACGCCGGCCAGTCCGACTCTTCAAGCTCCGACTTGCCGGCCATCTCAAGCGCACCCTTCGGCAAGTCGATCGAATGTCCGTTGCAGAGTTCCGCCTCTGGTGGGCTTTCGACCGGCACCACGAGCCCTTCGGCCGAGAGTGGGAGCAGGTCTGGAGAATCATCGTTGCCAGCGGCGTGAAGAACGCTGACGGATCGGCGGTGCGACAGGAGCAGGTTACGCCGTTGATTCCGGCCCCGATGACGCCCGAGCAACTTGCAGCCCGAGTGCGGATGATGGTGAAGCGGCAACAGCCGGAGCAGTGAAATGGCTCAGGATCTTGGACTATCGTTCCGGCTGTCGGCAGATGCCGGTGGGCTCGTTGCTGGAATGGCCCAGGCCGAGAAGCATCTCGAGAAGGTTGGAAGCTCTGCCCGCGTCACCGCAAAGGACTTCCGCGAGGCTGGAAAGGTTGCCGAGTCGGTAGCGACCCCGACTGAGAAGTACGCCTCTGCGATTGATCGTCTCGACAGTTTTCTTGAGCGGGGCCTCGTCACGCAGGAAGTCTACGGCCGCGCGGTGGCGAAGGCTGACGCTGAGCTTCAAGCGGCCACCGACAGCACCGAGAAGTACGGCCGCGTTGCCAGCACCATTGAGCGAGTGCTGAACGGCGTCTCCGGTGCGGTTCAAGGCGTGGCTGATGCGACAACCTCGGTGGCCACTGCCGGCATGACTGTTATCAAGTTCGGCAAGGATGTGGCCTACACCTATCTCCAGTGGAAGATTTTCTCGGCGGTGAAGAACCCTGCGGCCATTGCGCAGTTTGGCCTGTCGGCTTTGAAGACTGCGGGCTACGCGAGGACTGCGATTCTGGCGGCGAAGGCGTTTGGCGTTGGGCTGGCCTTGACCGGCGGAAGCGCAGGGATTGCGGCCGGTGCGGTCATCGGTCTGACCAACCCGATGATTGGGCTTGCCCTCACGGCCAACAACCTTGTTCGCGCCTTCTTTGCCTCGCGCGACATCACGATTGAGATGGCGAAGAGCGTGAAGTCGTTGACGCTTGAAGCGGCAATGGCGGGCACGACGTTTCAAAACCTCTCGATCCAGAAGGCTCTTGACTCTGGCACCGCCCGGGAGGATTTGATTGCCACCGGCGCCGCTCTGTCGGCCCTCGACGTCGCCCACCTCCAGGGGCTTGGCGATGCGATGGAGCGGTCGGAGAAGGCCGCGACGCGCACGGAGCAGGCCAACCGCGGTCTGCTCGCAACGCTCGGTTCCCCGTTCACCGGGGCGATGGCCGCCATCACTGACGGCACTGCTGCGATGAGCAACGGGTGGGCCGATCTGGTCAACGGCGTGGCGTCGATCGGCCGGCCTGTCGGCGCTGTGCTGCGTCCGTTTGGAACGCTCCTTGGCACGATTGCCGAGACGGCGATGCGTGTGGTTGGGGCGGTGGGATCGATTGGTGGCGTGGTGCTTCGCGTTGGTGGGCTGGCTGCAAATGTGCTCCTCTCGCCTTTCATTGTCGGGCTGAACAACACCGCCAACATGATTCGCGGCGGGCTGGCGTCTGCCTTCGATTATCTGGCGGGAAAGATTGCGACGGTCAACAGCTACCTCGACAAGGCCTACAACGCCATGTCGAAGATCCCGATTCTTGGCGCCGCCTTCCAGTCAAACGAAGGTGGCGTGGCTGCCGCTGGTGGCGCTGCGGCTGACGCTGGCAATGCTCAGGGCGCTGGGGCCCCGATGGCAGACGCGGCCGAAGAGGCGGACAACTTTACCAACGCCATCAGCCGGCAGGAGTCTGCCCTGTCGACTGCCATCGAGCGGTCGCAGCAGTTTGGCGAGGCGGGCTTTGCCGCTGCGGTGTCTTTCCAGACCGGGCTGCGCGATCTGGAAGGCGACCTCGAGCGGGGCATCCTCAACGAAACGAGCTTTGCTCAGGCTGCGGAAAAGCTCCGCGATGCGTTCGACGCCCAGGTGGCCAGCATGGAAGCCAAGGCCGCAGCGACGAAGGCCCTGGCAGAAGAGGACGCGGCGGCTGAGCAGGCAAACACGGCTGCGATGACGAGGCAGACCGACGCCTTTTTCAAGGCCGCAGAGGCCGCGCAGCAGTTCGGTGCCGAAGGGGCTGCCGCTGCTGCCGAGTACGAAGGGGGGCTCACGGACCTGAACGCCAAACTGACCGACGGACGAATCAACCAGACCTCCTACGGCGTAGAGGCCGACAAGCTCCGCGAGAAGTTCAAGGGGCAAGTCGACCAGATGAAGGGGCTTGCAGCGGCTCAGGGGAAGCGTGCCGACGACTTGCAGAGGATGCAGGACCGCATTGGTGACGCCGGCGGCTTTCAGCGTGAAGCCGGGGCCGCTCTCGGCAAGCAGTCGGGCGAGGCCCTGCAACTGGCAGACGTTCGCTCCTCTGAGGGCATCGCCTCGTTTATGGCCTTGGCGACCGGCCGTGAGGATCCCGCGATCGCTGAGTACCGCAAGCAGTTCGCCGCGCTCCAGGGGATTCAGGCCGAACTGCGAGCCCTCCAGGCGGCGCCGCTCGAAATCGCTGGCGCGGCAGGGGGAGGCTGACATGGGCGTCATTGACGTTGAAGAACTGCCGCGCGAGCCAGCCCAACGTCGATTTGGCGAGCCGCCTGTGCTCGGCCGCAAGTGGCTTGTCCGCGTCGACGATCCGGCAACGCCGGAAACAGTGGTGGTCAACGCCGTGCCGGTGGTGTTCCTTGATCCGCACCCCGAGGCGTTCTACTGCAAGGCTTTCGACGTCAACCGCGACTATCACGACGGCAACCGCTGGGCCCACGTGGTCACGTGGCGCTACGAGGTTCCGAAGCAGGCAAACTACGACAAGAACCCGCTGGCCCGTCCCGACATTTGGAAGTGGTCGACGGGTGGCGTTCAGATCCCCTGCCTGACCTACTACGACAACAGCGACACGCTCCGCGCGCTGGTCAACACTGCTGGCGACTTTATCGAGGGGCTGACGGAAGAAGAGCCGACGTTGACCGCGAGCATCAGCGGCAACCGGGCGACCTACGACTACAACCTCGCCGCGTCGGTTCACGGCGCGTTAAACAACGCCCCCTATCTCGGCTTTGCGAAGTGGTGCTGGCAGGTCAACGGCATCCGCGGCGAGCCGGCTGTTGAAGTGGTAAACGAGCAGGAGATCCGCTACTTCAAGGTCGAAGTGGAACTGACCGCGAAGGCATCGACCTGGGTGCTGCAACTGCCTAACGTTGGCTGGAACTACGTCAGCGAGGGACAACGCAAACGGGTGTTCGTCTGGTTTGACCCAGGCGAAGAAGAGGAGCTTCAGATGGTTCCGGCGAGCAATCCGCAGCCGCTCGACGCTAACGGCAACATCGTCACGGCGTCTCCGGGCGAGGGCAATCCGCCGATGATTCTCCAGCGCCGCACCAAGAAACAGATCAGCTTTCCCCAGTTCTTCGGCGTTCCTCCACAGTGAAAGGCGATGACCAATGGCCGATACCACTATGTCGTTTCAGGTTCAGGCGACCAAGGGAAGTTTCTCGCAGACGCTTATTGCGTCAGGCATCACGGCCGATATGGCTGCGGCTGGCGTGATGGCGATCCCCGCGACGCTTGGAACGACCCCGGTGACGCTGTCGACAGCGGCTTTGTCCTCCCTCGGAATCGCGGTCGTCCACAACCTTGCCACCGAGTCGACGCACGTGGTGACGTTCGGCCGCTGGGACGGCACGACGCTGTGGGGCTCGGCGGCCCTCCGTGGAGGCGAGAAGGCCATCTTCCGCATGGAGCCAGGCAACTACGCCTGGAAGGCCAACGTGGCCGGCGTGAGGGCCCTGGCGCAGATCCTCGAGGGGTGATCCGTGGCGGAAGACGCAGGCCGACGATTCGTGCGGTTCACCCGAGGCGCTGGCGAGCGGATCGGCCGGGCTGTCGTTGGGTTTGAGCGGCAGACGAAGGGCGCGTCCCCGCTGACGTTTGAGCATCAGACGCCAAGCGTGCCGGCCAACTCAAAAGTGTTTCGTGCTGCGACGTTCACCGGCGCATGGGGGATTGAGTCGGTCAAGGTTGTCAACGTCCGCAGCGGCGGGACGCTTGCGGTCGAGAACTTCATTGCCTCGTTCCCTGACTCTGGCACGAAGAAAATTGGTGTGGCGAAGGACGGAACCGGCTGGTTCTTGGTCTGCGTCCAGCACGTTTCGCAAGACGTTGTGTATGACGTTGTTCAGACATCGACGTCCCTGCGGTTCGATCGGATTCGGATTTGGGTTCCGGCGAAGGTTACTACGGCGCCTGCGATTATCAGCTTGGCCGAGTGTGTCACCGGATATACGGGGTAAACCGTGGCACTCTACAAATACAATGGAACGTTGCTCGCTGCATTGACGGCCGACGCTGACTGCTGCTGCTCATCGTATACCTGCTACTGCTATCGACGGTTCACAGGCTACGGATCAACGCTCGTTGAGCGGCAAAGGATATGCTACAGGGCCCCGATTTGGAACGGCTCTGCGTGGGTCTTCCCTGATGGACAGCCGTGCTCTCCTTCTAAACCAGAGCCTGCATGTGCGGTCACTTTTGCCAGCATTTTTGTGACTATCTGTTCCTGCCCCGGTGGCGGCCCGAACCCTTATCGGTGGGACATTGTTGGTTCCCCGGCTGACTGGGCATCCTGCACCACGGTGTCGCCACCGCCATGACGCTCGTACTCATTGCAGCAATCCACGAAGTTGCACCGGATCGCCCCGCTGGCTACGCCGACGAAGTGCTTGCCGCCGGCACCCCGGTGACCACGCCGGAAGGGGAGTTCATCGACATCCCCGATGAGGCGTACGACGCGCTGGCCGAGAAGTATTCCGGCAAGGCGGCTATTAAGGGGCCGGGATCGGTTCTGCATCGGGCCCTGGAAGCAATCGGCATCAAGGCCCTTCCGTCATGCCCGTGCCTGAAACGGAAGGCGATCATGGACCAGTGGGGCTGGGCGGAGTGCCAAAAGCCCGAGCGGCTGGACGAGATCACGGGCTGGATGGAGGAGGAGGCGAAAATACGCGGCCTGCCGTTCATTCGGATTGCCGCGAGGCTTTCACTCGCTGCCGGCCTTGCCGCTGGAGCCTTGGTCTACGGCAACTCAAAGCCTTCCCCGCCCGAGGCGTAGTATCCGCCTGCACCCGAGGGAGGCTCCCGATGGCAAAGCGGCGGAAGCGGAATCCCGGTCAGACGTGGCCGGGCCTCGAGCCGGGCGAGGGGAGCCCCTTCGACGACGACACCGACTGCGACGGTGCGCTGGTCGAGTTTGATTCCCGCAGCGTTGAAAAAGAGCAGCCCGAGCAGCGTCCCGACACCGAGGAGCGACGATGCCGAAAGCGAAAACGGGATTGATGGACGAGATTCGTCGCGCGGTCGTTGCCGCGAAAAAGGGGCCTCAGGGCTGGTTCGATAAGCTCCTGCCCGAGCGGCAGGCCGAACTGAACGCGATCGCTGAGGAGTTCTTCGCCGGCAAGCTGGAGGGGAACAGGACGGCGGTGGCGAAAAGCATCCACAAAATCTACACGGCTCACGGGCTGATCTCCGTTGGATGCTCGGAGGTGCTGCGATGGCTCAACCAAAAAGCCTGAGGCAGGACATCCATGCGGGCGTTGACCAGGCCGACCGGCTGCGGGCTGATGCTGATCTGGCACGGCTTCGTGCCGAGCTCGCCGCTACCCAAGGCCGATACAAGGCAGCGCTACGGCAGATTGATGCTGAGCGGGAGCGGGCGGACTCCCTGGCGGGGCTTGCCGGCTTGCAGGCCAAGGCCATGCCCCGGAAGGTCCGGCCGGCACGACCCAACGCCGCCACCGCCCTGGTTGTCCTTTCGGATTGGCACGTTGAGGAGACGGTCACCCGAGAGCAGACCGCGAACCTCAACGCTTTCGACCTTGAGGTAGCTGACCGGCGAATCGCGGAACTGGCCAAGCGGATTGGAGTTCTCGTCGAACACGAACGGCAACTGGTGAAGGTTGATCGAATCGTGATTGCCGCCTTGGGTGACTTCATCTCCGGTCACATCCACGAAGAACTGGTCGAGACGTGTTCGCTCGCGCCGATGGCAGCAACGCGGTGGGCTGCGGCCCGGCTGCGGGGAATCATCGACCTAGCGGCCGACATGGCCCGCGAGGTGATCGTTGTGACGCAGCCCGGGAACCACGGCCGGAGCAACTTCGGCAAGCCGCGCAAGGCCACGGAACACGACCACAGTTTTGAGCAGAACGCCTACTTGATGATGGCCTCCAACGAGACGCGGCCGAACGTCCGCTGGGAGATAGCGGCCGGTTATCTCGGGTATCTCGATCTCGACGGCTTCACCGTCCGCTACCACCACGGTCATGAGATTCGCTACCAGGGCGGCATCGGCGGGATCGCTGTGCCGGTGAACAAGGCCATCTCCGCGTGGAACCGAAGCCGGCCCGCGAACCTTGACGTGTTTGGACACTGGCACCAGTGGGGCTGGCTCCGCGGGAAGTACGTGTCGAACGGCAGCCTTATCGGCATGAGCGCGTTTGCACTTCGCATCAAGGCCGAGTTCGAGGCGCCGTGCCAGTCGCTGGTGATCGTTGACCATGGCCGGCGGGAAGTGTCGCGGGCGTTCCCGATCTGGTGCGATGCAGATTTGCGGGGGGTGGCATGATCACCCAGGACGAGTTGGAAGCGATTGATCGCCGCATCCAAGGCACGGGCTCGGTGAACTGTTGGACCGGGACGAGCGGCAGCATGGCGGCGATTGCGAGGCGGCTGGTGAAACACATCCGAGAGGGGCAACAGGTGGAAGGCAAGACTGCAAAGTTTGGCACCGGGGCCGTCAGGAGCGACACGGCTGAGGCTTTCCGATTCGACCTAATCTCACCGATCGGCCTTCGGGAACTCGCCAGGACGTGCGCCGAGGGCGCCGCCAAGTACGACGATTTCAACTGGGAAAAGGGGATGCCGGTTCACGACCTGCTCAACCACGCAATCGCGCACGTCTACCAGTACCTTTCGGGCGATAGGAGCGAGCCGCACCTCCCCCACGCCGCGTGGAATCTGCTTGCCGCGATCCATTCCGAAGAGCTTTGGCCGAAGCTGAACGAGGGGACGCTGCGAAGCCCTGGCTGCGTTGCTCCTCCAGTAGCCGGCAACTCAAAGCCTGCTGGCAGCGCCGCATAGGCTTCGGCCATGCCACGCCGCACCGGCCGGGGGAGACGCCCATGCCTGACGATCGCCTGTTTGCTCTCACGGCCGATGACGTTGCCCGCATCGAGGACAGGGCCCGTACCGCGTGCCAGACGGCCAAGCCCGGCACCCACGCTTACCGACTCGGGATCGACGTGCTGAGGCTGCTCGAGGAGCGCCAGCGGCTCCTGGTTGCTGGGGCCTCAACCCATGCCCCGTGACGCCCAATCCCTGCTGTGGGGAGAATGGGAGCCGGCCTTCCACGCGTTCGGCTCCTGCATGGTGCTGCTGACGCCCCGCAACGACGCCCGGCCGCACCTCTACGTATTTGCGGACCCCATGCCCGAGGATCCGCAGCGAGGCCAGAGAAACCGGCGGGTGATGTGCCGCATGCTGGCTGACTGGATGAGCGGCAGGGAGGAGCGCCCCCTGTGGCTCGACGACTTCGAGCCGCGAGGGGAGTCGGCTGCTGAGGCGATCACCGGGGCGATGATCGTGGCCACCGGACCCTGGCTGAGGCGAAAGGCCGTGCCGGGTCAGTACCGGCAGGACCAGAGCCCTGAGGCGCAGCGGGCCCGTAGGCTCCTGATTGCCACCGTCCTGGGGCGATCACCCGACGCCTGGCTGTGCAGCCTGCGGCTCTAGACGGCCCGCAGAACGCAATCACGGGGCTCGGGGAACGGACCCCAGGGGGGGTGCAATTCCTTGGGGAACGCGCGCCGCTAAAC